TTAATTTGACAGAACCAGATTTGTGGGTTCCTTGGTCCCCTGCCAAGTTGTTTGGTGATAACTAATGAATTTTCTGAATGCACTAAAAGGCATTGTTAGGTGGGCAGTCATCAATTCTATAAGCCTTGATGATAAGGATTTCCCCATACGCAAAGTGACTTACATGGGGAAAGCTGCTGATGCTCTTGCTTGGTATCCATATGGTTTCCATGCTAACCCAGGGTCAGAAACATTATCTGTAATGATCGCAATGAACGCAGATCCTGAAAATAAAGTAATATTCCCAGGTAGCCCGAAAGAAAGGGGTGGGGCCTTACTTCCAACACCTTTAGTGGTAGGTGAAGTGTTGGTGTATAACCCAACTACACAATCCCACATTCATTTGAAATGGGATGGTGGCATTGATATTGAAGCCACCCATAGCGATATAAACATAAAATCGTCACTTGGTAATGTAAATGTTGATGCCATCAATTCAGTATTAACTACAACTGGAATAACAAGAATTGCATCAACTGGACTAATTGATATTGACTCTGGTGGTTCGATAACAATAGATACACCTACGCTTTGCCAAATTACAGGTGGAGTGGTTAAAGTTGACGGTGGTGCATTTCTTGATTTGGTTGCAACATTGGTTGAAGCTAGTGCTGGTGGATCAACTACTTCTTTGTGTAATGAAGCAATGATTACAAGATTTAATAATCACACACATGCTGCCACAGGAACACCAAACAATGGTAATGCCACTGTTGGAGTAGAAACAACCACAGTTTTGAAGGGTGAATAATGACAGTTGGAATTGATGCACATTTGAAAGAAATTTCTGGTGGCATTTATGATTTGGATTTCATAGATGAACCTGAAACAAGAATTGCATTTTTTTCTTGTGTTAATGACTCTACAAATTGGACCCCAGATGTAAAAAATGATTTGTTTAATGAAGGTTCAATAGTTATACCTGAATCACATGGTTCACTAAAATTTGTAGCAACTTCTTCTGACAATTCTCTAAATGCAATTAGATCTTTTGATGCAATAGATTTTACTGATGCAACTATAAGTTTCTGGATATACATAGGGGCAAGTTTCTGGGAAAATTTTAACACTGGTAGCAATGCTGTAACACTTAAAATTCATAGTGATGTAGGTGTTGATTGGCAAGTTTGGTTTTTTGATAGGTCTAAATTTGTTGCAGCAGAAAGATGGCACCAATTGAAAGTAAATTTTTCTACTGATGACCCTGATAATAGTGCTGGAAATTTGGCTTTCACAGCAGTTACTGAAATTGAAATACATGCTTTTGGTGGGCCATTCACTGCTGTTGATGACACAATGTATATTGATGAAATTGAAATAGTGACGCCCCAGGTTGTTTCTGGTGATATTAAGTCAGAAGATTTTTTTGAAACCGCAATTCTAACTAGTTTATTCGCTGAAAAGCGTGCAAATGAATCTGAAGTATTTCAATCACATATGCGTAGGGGCTGGGTAGGTAATGAATCAACCCCAGGGTTTGAAATTGGATCTAAGCTTTGGTTGTATGAACAGGCAAGGCTTACAAGAACTGTTTTGAATGGCATAACAACTTCTGTACAAGATTGTTTACAGTGGATGATTGATGATGGGTATGCTTTAAGTATTAAAATTGAAGCTATTTTAACAGCTACTGGTGTTGGTATTAATGTTGTAATTCAAAGACCTAATTCTAAGGTAGAAAATAGATACTATGATTTGTGGAATAATACTGGTATTCCACACCCAGAAAAACAAACTTTCTTTCAACTAACAGTGCCAACAGTAGATTTGGGGCCAACCGAAGGTTCTGAAGTTGTTGGATACAATATTTTTGACAAGATTGGCAATCCAAAATATGCAGTTGATGCAATTGTTTACGTTTTTAATCAATGTGGTGGTGTTGGTAGCCCAACAATTTCAACTGGTAGTGGTTGGCATGTTGATAGCAAAATCACAATTTACAGTGATGTGTTCGGCTTGTTTGGTGGTGGTGGCAGGGGTGGTATTGGTGGTGAAACATTGGGAATGGTGGTGTTGGCACTGGTGGTAGTGGTGGAAATGCATTTGGGTTTGCTGGTTCACCTGGGGCCTATCCTGGGTTTTATGCTTTTGATCCCACTTCACCAGATGCAGGTTCCCCAACTGGTGGAACTGTAGACAGAGCAGCTACAGATGGTGAACAGGGTTTCCCAGCAATTGAAATGTTCCACCCGATAACACTTATGAATCACGGTTCAATGTCTGGCGGTTGTGGTGGTGGGGGTGGTGGTGGTGCTGATGGTGGCACTGGTGGTGATGGTGCTAGTCATGGGTTCCAATCTAATCCATTACCTGGGGATGATGGGGGTGGAACAGATCCTGGGTTGGGTGGTGGTATTAATTTTGCAATAGTAACTAATGGTCATTCAATAATTTACAACCCTGAAGGTTTGCTAAGGGGTGGGGTTTCCTAAATGGCACTTGAACTACCTACAACAGCAACAGAAGTTGATCAGCGCATGAAAGTTGATGTGACTAGGGAACTACCTAACGCTAATCCTTTTCTGAAAAATAGTTGGCTTGGTGCTTTGGTTACTGCTCTTGCTAATAGGGTCTTTGATTTTTACTATGCGCTAAAAAGAGCACAACTAGAAGCAATCCCAGACACAGCAACTTTAACGCTAGAACAATGGGCTGCTATTTGGAACATCACACGCAAAGCAGCATCCCCTGCAATTGGAATTTTGGCAGTTACAGGTACTGCTGGTGGGGCAATTGTTACTGGTTTAGATCAAACTATTTGGATTTCCAGTGATGGGCTTAGATATGGTGCAACCTCTGCTGGTGTAATTTCTCTGCAGTCATTGGCAATTGATACCCTTACAAGAATTGGTAACACAGCATTCCTAACTACTATAAGTGATCATTTAATTGCATCCAATGTTTTGATTACAATTACTGATGCAGATCAATCTGAATACAATGTAACTGCAGCACAATGCACAGTTACTGGTTCAAAAACACTTACTTTTGCAGTCAGTGGTTCCCCAGATACACCAGCAACAGGTACTGTGCTTCTTGGTTTCACTTCTATATCAATTCCAATTGAATCAAAAGATTTTGGTGAAGATCAAAACCAAGATTTTGATACTGCACTTACACTAGTTAGCCCGATTGTTGATGTTGATGATAGTGCCAGTGTTGATTATGGGGCACTTGGTGGGGGTGCTGATCAGGAAACAGATTCTAGCTTGCGCGCACGCATGATAGATAAAATCCAAAATCCGATTGCACATTTTAATGCAGCTGAAATAACTGCTGTAGCTAAATCTATCCCAGGTGTTACAAGGGTTTTTGTAGAAGAAATTTTCCCTGCAGTTGGGCAAGTCACCATATATTTTATGCGTGATAATGATGATGAACCTATTCCTGATGTTTCAGAAGTTGCAGAAGTCAAAGCAGCAATTGTTGATAGGATTATGCCAGCAAATACAGAAGCAGATGATGTATTTGTTTCTGCACCAGTTGAAGTTTCAACTGACTTTTCTTTTTCTGCAATTTCCCCAGACACAGGAACAATGAAAACCGCTATTGAAAATAGCTTGGCTCAATTCTTTGGGGAAAGAACAGAAGTTGGTGTAACTATTGTAGAAGAAGCTTACAATGCAGCCATCTTTAACACTGTGGATTTAGTGACTGGTAGTGAATTGGTTAGTTTCACCTTGACTTCCCCAAGTGCTGATATAACAATTGATCCTGGGGAAATAGGAACACTAGGGAATGTAACTTTCTAATGGGTAAAATTCCGATTATCCTAACACAGCAACAGCAAGCACAAACAATTGCTAACTATCTTCCTGGGGGCAAAGTATTTGCTGCCAAGAATATTATAGGAAGCATAATAAGAAAATTGTTGCTTGGTTTTTCTGTTGAAAGTTTGCGGATTGATGCACTGATAGCTTTGTTCCGAAAAGATACTGTACCTGATACTACACAGAATTTTTTAGATGAATGGGAATCAGCACTTGGCATACCCGATAGTTGCTTTTCTGGCCTTGGAAGTGGCACACAAAGAAGGCTAGAAATATTGGTGAAATTAGCTGGATATGGTTTGCAGACTTCACAAGATTTTATTGACCTAGCAGCTAAATTCGGAATCACAATAAATGCAGAAGGTGGTGCGCATAGGGGCATTTATGGTGGGCTACCTGAAATTGTTTTTGGTAGTGATAAGGAAGCTAGATTCACTTTGGTAATTGCGCCAATTGCTAATATTGGTGAACAATTTCCATACACATTCCCTATCACCTTTGGAACACAAGATCTTGCTACGCTAGAATGTTTATTTCACAAATTGAAACCCGCTAATGTACAACTTATGTATGAAAATGTTTAGGGGAAAATATGCAAGATCTAAATGACAAAATTACAGGTAATACACTGACTGCTGCTGAATGGAATGAAGTACCTTCAGAATTGCAGAATGTGATTACTGCTTTTCAATCACTTTCCGGGGGCGATTTAGATCAACTTGGAAAGGCAATTGCAGGTTATGCTGCAGCTGGTGATTGGTACACAGGTGGTGGTGCAGCTGATGTTTACATAGCAACTAAAACTGCTTCCCTACAAGCACCACCCCAATACAATGTTGGTCAAACTGTTAGGCTAAGGCCAACAGCAAATAACACTGGTGCTTCTACAATCAATGTGAATGCACTTGGTGTAAAGAACATCAAAAAGGAAGATGGAACTGCTTTGGAAGCTGGTGACATTGTTACAACTAGGGATCTTTGGATTAGATATGATGGCACTGATTTTCTACTTCTTGAAGCTGCATCTAGTAGCATTGATATTGCTGCTGCTTCTTCCCCTGCTGAAGCAATTGGTACTTTGGTTTACCTTGATGATTCAACAGTTACTTTGAAAGCTGGTGTTGGTGGTAATCTTATAGTTAATATTGCTGGCACAAAATTAACACAAGCTGCTGATTTAGATTTTATACTTGATGATTTTGGTGTTGGTGGTTCACATCTTGACACTGGCAGTGAAGCTTCACAAACACCTTATTATCTTTACATTGATAATGATGGTGGTGCAATGGCTGCTGTAATTTCAGTAGATGCCCCTATTGAAGTTGGCCTAACAAATGCTGGGTATCATCCTGTAAGAACTGATGAAAGATATATTGGCTCTATTTGGAATGATGTTGGTCAAGATATTGTTCCCTTTGTAATGTCTGGCAATAAACAAATGTTTCTTGAACATGATAGCAACCATGAACATGCACTAAGCCTAGTTGCTTCAACATCATGGCGAAATTTGCCATTGAATATACCTGAAACTGCTTCTGCAGTTTTGTTCTCTGCAAATATTTGGAAGAATGGTAATGGTGCTAGTTTTTATGGCCCTGATGGTGCTGTAGATACAATTTCAGGTAGTACAAAAGATATAACTTCAGTAGATGAAGCAATGTTTATATGTACTGTGCATGGTGCAAATCAACCAACAGGATCTTCTGCTGATGGGGAAATTCCGATTGTTGATAGGTCTGCCCCTGCTATATCATATGGGGCTAGTGTTAATTTGTCTGGGCATAACCTAGTGGTAAGAGGTTATGTTGATATGTGGGCAATTCATTAACAGGTATTTATTGGTTATGGCGATATATGAGAGCAATAAATTGTTTTGCCCACATATAATTTCTGGGAGTTATAACCATGGATGTTTTAACAGAACATGATAGGA